TAACCTCACGCATTTTTTATCTTTAATATCTATAGCAGGGAGTATTTTCATTTTACAAATTTATAAAATTATCAATTATCTCCATCTAAGTATAAAAAAAAACTTTGACATACACATATAATAACATAAAGCATAAAAAAAGCAATCCCGAAGGATTGCTTTGAAAAAATATGTAATATGAATTACATAAGGTTAGAAACCTTAACTCTTCTATAGTAACGGTTCTTGTTACGTGTAAGAACACCTGATCCTTGAGTTGTTCCTTGTGAGAATGGGTTCTCGACCATACCATATCTGGTCTTGAATCCAATTTTTGGTTGGAATGTATCCTGACCAACCGCACGAACCATCTGTAATGGTACATATGGGCAGTAGAATAATCCAGCGTCATAAGGAGATGAACCTTTGTAACCGATAACATAGTACTGAGTAGCAGCAACGTTAGCAGCAAATGGGTCAATGTACACTCTGTACTTACCTTGTAACACACCAGCGAATGTATTACCTGTGTCGTCAACGTTTAAGTTAGCGTTAAGAGCAGGAGTGTAGTCAAGTACACCAGCCATTGTCAATGCAGAAGCAACGTCAGCAGAGCAAAGGATCATGTTACCCTTCCCACGTCTGGTTTCTTGTGCGATTGCGTTAGCGTCTCTTTCCATCTGGAAGATAAGACCCTTAAACTTCTCAACTGACCATCTTCCGTTGGAGTCTGTGTCTAAGTCGAATGTTCCACCAGAAGCAACGTTTGCTTGAGCACCTGGTTTTGCACCTCTGTATACAGTTCTAACAACTTCTCTGTTGATTTCAGCAAGGATCTCTGTTGAGAGAATGTTTGCCAACTCAGACTCTGCATCTAATCCGTGGATAGCTTTCAAGTCTTGAGCAAGTTCAACTGAGTAGTCTGCTCTTAACGCTCTACCTTTAGCTTCAACAGCAATTCTGTCGATACTAAACGCCATTTCCATGAACGCTGTAGAAGTACCTTCTCCTAATGATTCAAGTTCAGAGGAAGTAAACTTACTTGAAGCAAGATCATAGTTAGTAGCAGTTGTACCACCACCAGAAGCATCGTTGATTAAACCTGGGTTTTTCTCAGTTGTTGCTGTTGGAGGAGTACCACCTTGAGTACCAGAGAACTGTGCGTCTGGCTCATCGAAGAATGCTTCGTTACCTGTCTGGTTAGTATATCTACTTCTCATCGCAAAGATAAGACCAGTAGGACCTGACATAGGCTGAACACCTGCGATGTCATAAGCAATAAGCTTAGGCATAGCACGACGGATTAAGGAGATCAGAATTGGGTCGAAACCTGCAACTGCACCTGATCCAGTTGTCTGTGTGTTGATAGGACCAACGTTTGTTGGTGCTTCTGTTAGAACGCTACGCTCTTCTTTGAGTGCACGCTCTTGGTTTTCCAAAAGTATAGCGGTAACAGACTTACGATAGTTGTCCTTAATTTGAGGTAGACCATCATGGTTAAGTACTGGTGCCCACTTCTCTTGGAGTTGTTCTGCATTAAACATGCTAGTTTTTCTCCGTTCTTGAGATTAAGTTGGTTTACAGTTTAGATTCTCTTAGCGAGTTGTTGCACATAGGATGCCATGCTCTCACTAACAGTTTCAATTTTTGCTGGCTCATCAGTAGAGATTTCTTCTGCTACTTCAGGTTTCTTAGCACCGAAGTAACTCTCTTTGATTTGTCCAAGCTTTTCACGATACGTCTCTTCAGATTTGAATTCGACTGCTTCGGCAAGAGAAGTAAACTTATCCTTCTGAACTTCTGCAAGTCCTCTGGATAATTCTGTCAAGATCTCATTTTTACGATAGTTCCCTACCTGTTCATGCAGTCCAACGTTCTTTTCAATTTGTTCGTTGAGACGGGTCTCCATTTCATCAAGTTTCTCGCTCATATCAGCGACAACATCTAGACTCTCGTCTGGAATGTTGATGTTGCTTTCAATGAACAATTTCTTTAATCCTTCCATAAATGCTTCGGTAACTTCTGAACGTAAGCCACTCTCTATGGCAAGTTCGTTCTCAGTCATCCACTCTTCACAAGCATATGATAGGAAATTCTCTACGCGACCAGCGAACTCTTCTTTGATCTTTTCGAGTTCTTCACCGATTCTGGTCTCTGCTGTCTCCTTAAGTGAAGCAACTTTTTCAGAAACCTTTGCAGATACAGCGGCTTCAAATACAGTTGTTGCTTTCTTTTGGAATTCTTCGTCAAGGTCGGCACCTGCAAGAACTGCAGCGATGTCTTCCTTTACTTCTGTTTCGGAAAGTGTTTCTCCTTCCTTTTCTACATCGTCAAAGATCTTAGCGGAAAGTCCACCAGGCATTGCTGATGATGCACCACTAGGTTTTGTTTGTAGTGTAGAATCTTTTGTAGCACCTACAGGAGCAGCCGCTTTAGCACCAACGTTATCTGGTCCTTCGGGTTTTTCCTTTGTGCTTCCACCGACTTCAATTGCACTGTTTTTTAGGTCGGATTTTTGCTGAGGTACTGCACCTTTCTTGATGGCTGCGTCGCCAACAGCTGCGTCTTCCTCGATTTTCTCTTCAGGAGCCGCTGTTTCTGCGATCACCTTTTTGAATTTTTCATCAATACTAGACATTTAAGTAACTCCTTACGGGATAATTAGACTGCATTTATAATCTATAATTTATTTATAAATCACAAACTTCTGAGAAATTGATCGAAAGCTCTAATCTTTCTCTCAGCAAGCTCTTGTTTTGAGGGAGCATTGTCAAGTGATTTCTTGACAGCCTCGATTTGTGCTTCTTTAATCTTGCCATCTACAAGCGTCCACTCCTTACCTTCGTATATACCCTCAACGAATGCATCGGGTGCGGAAGGATCTGCTACTATATCTGCAGCAGTAGAAAGAATGAAGTCGTCGGCTACTACGGATGTAGTACCCTCTTTTTTAAGAGAGCCTAAACCTCGTGAAGAAACACCGAGTTGTACCCCTTCCTCAAGCAAGTTCTTTGCGATCTTACCCATAGGGGTCTCTAACAACTTTGCCTTACCTATAAAGTTTTTACCTTCAGGGTAAAGCTCAACGATCTTGTGTGAAACACGATCCAAGTTAACGGTAGGTCCTTCTGGATGACCTAACTCACCAAGTGCTCTTCCGCGTTGGATGAACTCTTCGTTGTACTTACTGACCTCACGGTTCATGCTATCGAAACGATACATGCGTCCATTGCGGTTAGTAATTTCAGTCTGTAGGAAGATACCTTTGATATAAGTGGCACTCTTACCGTCTTTGTCTTCGGTAAGAACCTCTATATCATTGTTCTGTTCCGTTATCAGTCTCATCATCGTTTTCCTCTGATTCGTTTTCATCATTGCGGTTGATTACTTCCGCAGTTTCATCTGCTGATGCTTCTCCTTCTGGAGGTAGTCCAGTTGGTTTTCCATCATCAGGGACGTGCGGAAACATTCTATTCGCAACATCTAATTTACTAGCATCAACTGCAGCTGCAGCTTTAACTTGTAACATATCTTTGATCTTATCGAGAGCATCAGCTCTGTCATTGTCCCAAAGTAAATCAACGATTTCTCGTTCTTGTGTTGCCATAATGTAACGTTGTCTGTAATTTATTTATCAGCTTTAGGTTTTGCAGACGCGGGTTGCAATTGTGCCTTCTGCTGATCTGCTGCAGTTTTTGATTTCTGACTAGCAATTTGTGCCTTCTTAACTTCCTTATCCAGTTCGATATTATCAGTCTCTGCATCTAACTGTTGTTGATCCGCAGCGACTAGATCAGTTGGGTTGATTGCTCTACCCATGTCTATATCATCTGTCATTTGCATATCCATTTCTTCAATCTGTTTCTCAGTCATACCGAGAACCTCTTGACGGATATAATCAATAGAGAAGTACTTCCCAACGAAAGGATCCATAAGACCTAGTACGTTGAGTTGCTCTGTCTTCATCTCTAGATTCTTGAGCTCTGTGAAATGATTATCTTTAAGATAGTCATACTGGATATGTTCTTTCATATCCTCCCAGTCTTCTGGAGTGATGACACTCTTCAGGATTAACTGAGTTTTCAGGGAGTCATTAAAGAGATCACCAAACTTCTTGCGGAGTTTACCCACAAACTTGGTGAACTTTAATTCATCTCTAGTGATCTCAGATGACCTTCCAAGGTTAAATGCTGTACCTGAATCAAGTCTACCTGCAGGAACATTTAACGCTTTGTAAAGTTTTGTTTGGAAATATTGCACGTCTGTCAATTCTCCAAGGTTCTGACCACCTGGCAATGTAGTAATTTCTGTTCCTCTACCACCTTCTCTACGTGGTAACCAGAAATCTTCCATCATTGACATGTATTTTCTATCGTCTCTGATCTCACCAGTGGCAGCATCGTATACTAATTTGTTACGATATCTTCCCATAACTTCACGTAAGTATTGTTCTGCCTTGACCTTAGGTAAGTTACCTACGTCAATGTAGAAAATTCTACGCTCTGGTGCTCTTGATATTCTGTATATAACTAGACTATCCTCGATCATTCTAAGTTGATTGAGAACTTTAATACCTTTATGTAAGTAAGATAATACGATATTCCTATTGGTATCCATGATACCTGAGGTTACATAGGTAATCGCATCTTTTGCAATTTTAATTCCGCTGTTTGCAGATGTGTTCTGTAAACCTTTTGGATTGTATATAAAATACTCTTCGCCTTTACCGAAGTCATACTTCATAAATTCGTCTGCGGTTTTTGGTTTTGTTATCTGCCTTACTTTCTTAATCTTATGTGGATCTACGTATCTTAATTCTTTAATACCATCTTGAGGTCTGTCAAGATCAATTACTTTATGATAATATAAACGCCCATCAATGTACCATCTGCGGAACATCTCATGAGCTTTACTATCAAATCCAAATAATTTTTTTATATAGTCAAATTCGTCGCGGATCATAGTCTTGACACTTTCACTAACCTCAAGGTTATCAAGGTTAACGTGTACTGGACTATCGTTTTGATCTGCAACGATTGCTTCGTGTATGATATCTTCGATAGCAGAATCCACTTCTGGATGCATTGCCATCTCACGATATTTTTTCACCATGTCATATTCAGTTTTGAAGTTACCGTCTAGATCAAGATATTGACCATAGTAACCTCCTGCAATATAACTAGTAGCTCCGTCCTCGCTTGAAGGTTGAATAGGAGAGGGAGCTCTCTCCTTTTCGACTTTCTTCTTAAACGAGAAACCGAATAACTCTGCCATGATTTAATTGGTTTCTTATCCTTACTATTTAGTTACCCACCAGAAGTGGTAACTCCGACTCTATTCTCAGAAATTCCGTCTGTAGTGATGTGGTACTGGTATGCAAATTCAACATCAAACTCTTCGTAAGAGTCATTGTTGTCATACGCTACAGCAATCTGTCCAACACTAACTGGCCACGCTCCGACTAATTCATAAGTGCGTAGAATTTCTAGTTTGTTAGCTCCACCAGAGAATTTATCTAACTGAGATACTTTGATGCTCTTAAATACATCTCCGATAT